GTTCGTTGGATAAAGTTTTGAGGTCGTTGATAAATAGTACCTACCTCAACGAAGTGGGCTCTCCACGCTACCTCTTTTGTGAAACCTACTTTAACCTCGCCTGTTGTGTCATTGTAGTTACTCACTACAATGTTATCTCTAAGGTGCTTGTTACTTTCACCTACAGGTACGTTAGCTCGTAGCCTCTCAGCTACTTTCTCACCAGCTACTTTTAGGGCTTGCTTTTGTGCTTTCTCAATATTCCTTTGGGTCTGAGAAAGGTTAAGCTCTACTCTGGACTCTACAGACATCCTATATCCCTACTTTCTTAGCTGTAATAGTAGTGAACTCTTTACGGTTAGTATCTGGATGTATTTTAATAATCTCGTAAACATCTGAACCTAACTTTATTTTGAAACTGTTTTCTACTTTTACGTCTTGTTTGTAGCGAATAATGAAAGTTACTGTATCCTCTAAGACTGTACCTATCGTAGCTAATCTTTCATTAAGGTATTGAGTTCTGATACTAGCCCAGCAAGTTAATTTAACCTCTTCTTTACCAGAAACCCACCCAAAGTCTCCTTGATAACCCTCAGACTCTCCAATAAACTCGATACGCTGGTTTAGGTCACCTATCTTAACTAGCTTAGCCATTATGGTAGCCCTCTAAGTTGCTGAATGAGAGCTAATACACCGAAAGGTATTTCATTTAATGTACTCTCTGTAGTTGCTGACCTATTTTCGTAATAGTGGGCTACTAAAAGAAATACTGCATGGTCAAAACGTGGGTCAGAGACATCTTTAGCCTCAATAGCTCCATAAATTTGAGCCTTAGCTACTTCAATGAAAGTAGTCAGTAACAAGTCGTCTTGAGATGTGTCAATTCGTAGATATGTCTTAAGGTTCTCTAACATTAAATACACCTCTCAATAAATTAATAGTTAGGCTAACTAGAGTAATTAGTTAGCCTATATTAATTTTTAGTAATTAGTAACTTAATTAAGGTGCAAGCGTCTTAGTAACGAATACGCCAGCGTCCTCGTCTACTTTCACAGCGTCAAAGCGTACATAGCAAGCTAAGCGTTTACCGTATGTTTCATTGTCTACCCATGATACAGTAGCTTGTTTACGGTCAAAGAAAGTAACAGCTCGTTTAATATCACCGATAAAGGCATGAGCCTCACCTACAGCACCTAAGTAGATGTCTGGTACAATAATTACCTCACGACCTAAGATTGAGTAGTTAGACGCTTTAGTAGAGTCTGGCTGTAATAAAGCTCGTCCGTCTGTAGCTACTTCTTGGTCTAGTTCGTTAAACATTGTTTGGTTAATTACTACTTGTACGTCATAAGAAGGGTCTAAATCTACGTTGATAATCTTCTTAATATCTGCTAACTTCTCTACAGCTTTAGCTTTGAAAGTCTTTAGGTTAGCACAGATTTCTTTATTTGCTGTATTAACTGTTACTGTGTTTAAATGGTTCATTACTAACGCTTGTACATCGTAGTCAGAATCTTCAATTAATTCCATTGACACAGGAATAGTACCTCGGTATGTATCAATGTCGTAATTGACCTCTACAAAACTTGGGTTAGCAAGGTTAGGGTTAGCTTGTAACTCAGCTACAGAAATCATACTAGCGTCAGCCGATAATAGTACAGGGTATTTACCAGAGCCTCGTGTTACAGGCACTTTAGAAACTAAGTCACGTAAATCTACTGTGTATTTAGGTTTCTGTACAGGCGTTGTACTAATATCTTGAGGTACTAATACGCCACCCTCTACTTTAGTTAAGCCTCGTGTTTCTGACGTGTTATGAGGTTTGCGTAGGTAGTGGTCAAAGTCAGCTACAGCTGAGCGTTGTTCTTGGTTAGGGTTTTTGATTTCTTTCATTTTTAGGTCTCCTTTAGAGCGTGTTTCGCTCGTTTCTTTTTGTTCTTCTTCTTCTTCTTTGTCTTTAATTGCCTCGGCTAAGTCCTCTACAGCGTCTGAAATCTCTTCCTCTGTAACTTCCTCAGCTTCTTGTTCAGCCTGTTCCTCGTCCTCTACAGGTGTTTCCTGTACAGGTTCGGTCTGTTCAGTTGCTTGCTCAGCCTCAGCTTTTAACTGAGAAATCTCGGTTAGTAGAGCTTTAGCTCCTTCTAGGTCGCCTTGTTCTACTTTTTGGGTAGCTTCATTTAGCAACTCTTCTAGCTTTTCTTTCATGTGTTCTTCCACCTTTCTAATTCAATCCTTACTTTAAGTAGCTCCAGCTCTTCTGCTCTTAGTTCATCAGCTTTATCTAAGCTACGCTGTGCTACCATTAACTCAGTATCTGTATATGCTGGAATAGCGACTACAGAAACCTCACTAATTGACTTGATACTATTGATAATTCTTGTAGGGACTTTGCTTGAATAGTCCCAGGACTGACCTTGTTCATTTACTACGAACTCGAATGACATCTGAGTTAAATCACCACGCCTAATTAATTCGTATGTGTCCTTACCTAATGTTGTTTGAGGTAACTCACACTCTACGAACAGTCCAATATCGTCTACTGTCAGCTTTAAGGTATTACTAGCTGTTCTGCCTAAAATCTTAGATGGGTCATGTTCAGCAAACATACGCACGTCTGTTAAGTCAGTTTCTTGTAGGGCATTTGTAGAGATAATCTCAATGAAGGGTTTACCGTTGGGGGTGTATAAGACTTCGCTAGGGGTATTAAACTTTATTGCATAGCCTTTCACTTCTAACTTTGAGGAATCTTGTCCTGTATGTAGGTTGTCTAATTGTCTACGTTCTCTCATTACCTAATTCACCTCCTTAGAAGTGTTACTAGGTGTTCTGTAAACATCTGTACTCTCATCTGTGTTTAAAGAGTTGTAACCTAACATCTGCCTAGCCTCGTCTACAGATATAACACCTTTTTCTACGGCATTTAGAGCCATGTCCCATTGTTTAACTTGAGGAGGTCTAGTAATAGCTGTAGTATCTACTTCCATAGCTGAATTGTCTGTGAGTAGTTTACTGTTCAGTTCTGAGGTAAAGGCTGTAATGTAGCCAGAGAGGGATGTTTTTACATAGTTGTGGTTCGTTTCTTCTGTAGAAGTATTAATAAGCTCCATACCGAAACGGTCTAGGGGTAACCCTAAAGCCTTAGCGATTTGTTTTGTCTGCCAGGTGTTAGAGTTGATAAGTTTAAGTACCTCTGTAGATACTTCTAACGGGGTGTATTGCATTGTATCGTCTAATATGATTGTACGGGCTAGTGAATCGCTACCTTTCAGCATACTTTCAAAGTCCTCACGTATCTTAGTCTTAGCGTCCACTGATAATGCACCGTTACGAACTTTTAAGATACCAGAGCCTACTACACCTTTCTTTAAACTAGATAGGATAGTTCTGTTACCTACGTCTACCATAGATAACTCTTGCTGTAAGGCTGATAGTGGAGATAATCCACGTAAACCATCTGTAGTAAAGTATTTGAAATGTAGTATGTCTCGACTTTCTACAATCCTACTAGAAGTAGGTAAAGGTTTATTTGTTATTGTAGAGATTTCATAAACTAGCTCGTTATTAGCGTCTAAGTAAACAGTTACTTCACTAGGTAGTAATAATTCGAGGCTTACAGGTACACCATTGTCTCTAACAATTACAGCGAATGACTCACCACATAAAATTAGGTTAGCTATTAAAGCAAACTTAAAACTAAAAGCTGTCATATAGTTATTTGGTTTAGTGTTTAGTAGATGTAAAATATCAACGTCAGTTACTGTATCACCGTTTGGGGTCTTTAAATATAATGGGTTACTTGCTATATCTGTAGCGATAATCTTAACGCCTGTAAAAACATCTGAATTGTTTAAGGCTTCAATACCTACATACCTATTAGCTGTATCTGTAGTATTGATAAAGTCCATATATGCCTCTTGATTTGTATAACTACGCTGTTCACTGTTGAATGGGTTTAACTTCATTTTCTCACCGTCCTTTCATGTTATGACATGGTTACTTATTGTCACGTTCTGCGAGGTTTCCCTCTACAATAAAGGCAATAATAACAAGTAAAATACCTGTTACGATTAACCCTACCGTTGTGCTGATTGTGTAAATACCAACACAGAAAACTGTAATACCTGTTAATGCGATTAATACAGGTAAGTAACTAATAAACAATGATAGTAAATCTGTTTTTTTCATGTGATTCTCTCCTTAGAATATGTTCTCATCTGTCCCATATAGTTTCTCGTAATCTATGTAAGCGTCTAATAACATGACTTCTGTATAAGCGTTCAGAATAGAGGCTAATGGGTCAATTTTTTGATTAAGTTTTTTCTTCTCAATCATTTTCGCTCCGTTATCCCACTTTGTTTGAGCCGTTAATACAGCTCTATCAAGTAGAGGATTATTTCTATGAATTATCTTACCGTTAGCTATATCTATCTGTAGCTGAACAGTAGGAGGGGATAATGTCTTGTATCCTTGTCTAACTTCGATTAAATTACTTTCTCCGTATTGCTGGCTTAGTTTATGATGTACTGCATTAATAGCGTAAGGGTCAAAGTAAATACCTTTTAAATTTAGGTTATTATCTGAGATAAGCTGATTAATGTAGGCTATTACAGCGTCATAATCTATATAGCCACCTTCTAATGAGGATATTGAACAGTATCCTTGCTCTTCTAGCATATGGTAGTTAAGTTTCTCTAGTTCGTTTCGTTGTTCAATCGAAATACGAGTAGCTACGAAACTATGAGAATCAATTAGTAGCTTATTCTCCTCTGGTAAAGGTATTACATAACCTACAGAGGTTAAGTCTCCTACTTTAGAGAGGTCAAGACCTACATAAATGTCTCTACCTGTTATGTCGTACTGCTTAGTTGCTGTACAGTTCATCCATTCCTCTGCATTCATGAAAGCGTCTGTAGTAGATTGAGTCCACATATTAAAGTTTTTAGTGAATATTCCAGAGGTATTACCCTTAGCTAGAGCCTCTTTTAATCTACCTCTTAGGTAATCCATAACTTGCTCATACATAGCCTCTACTTCTAGGATAGGGTTGGACTTAATCCACATTTCCTCTTGCTCTATTTCTTGAATAGAGTCTTGCTCCCAGATAAGAGCTAGGTATCTATGATTTTCTTCATCACCTGTTAGAATTTTCTTAGCGTAAGGGTATTCCTCAACGAACATAGGGCTCGTTAAGTTCTCTGTAGCTGTGGAGGTTATTAAAATGAGGGGTTGTCGTTGCTGTAGCTGAGAAGACTCAAGAATCTCTAACATACTTCGGTCTTTACTTGCTCCATACTCGTCTAAGATACCTAGCGATACGTCTAAACCGTCTAGTGTTTGAGTATCAGAGGCTAAGGGCTTAATAAATGCCCTACCTTCTTTGAAAGCGATATGATTCTGTTTAATGCTAATGTTCTTTCTCATAGCTTTAGAGATTTTCATAAGTGCTTTTAGCTGTGCTGTTATCATCTGGTCAAATACAATCTTAGCCTGGTCTCTGCTATTCGCTGTACAGTATATTTGTCTGTTTGAAAAAGGTTCTTGTTCATATATCAAGTGGTTGATTGCAATACCACCAGCAAGCAAAGTTTTACCTTGTTTACGTGCTAGTGATATATAGGCTTTTCTAAAGCGTCTGTATCCTGTCCCTTTCTCTCGCCATCCGTAAAGCATACTGATAATAAACTTTTGGAATAAAGCTAATGGGAATGTTTTTAGCGTTTTAGGGTCTGGCAACTTACTGATAAAGGATATAGCTTTATTTGCCTCTCGTTGGTCGTACTCGTAAGGGAAATCTGGTGTATTACTTAGCTCTAAGTCGGCTAAGTGCCTGTCTATCGCTTGTTGGATTGTTTTAGGTACGAGTATCTCACCGTCATTTACCTTCTTGATATATTCTTGAATATAATCTACTGAGCTCATTCTTAAATACTCTCAATGTCAGCGAATGGGTCTGTATCTTTAATTTCTTTTGTAGGGACGACCAGCTTAAGCCTACTGTCGATTGTTAAACCTAATGAATTACTAATTGCTCTTATCTCCTTACTAGATGACAGCATGACATCATAGTTCGGGTTTTTCTTACCGTCTATTACAGCACCGTTCTTATGTACATCCTTAGAGGCTCTTGTAAAGATAGCTATATACTTACAATATTGAACTACAGCATAAAGGTCTAACTCAGCTATAGGTAATTCTTGTAACAGGGGAATAATCCTACGCCATTCTGTTACGGCTATAGTATCGCCACGTAAGGCATACGGTACAGAACTTGTATCTAATTGCTCAAAGTCTTTTAATCCTTCCTCAGCTTGCTGTTTTTCGAGTAGTTCCTCTTTGGTATAGTTCTTCTTACTTGTAGAGGAATGTTTACGAGGTCTAGCCATCTAATGAGCCTCCTTTCAGATGTTTTATGGGGGTTTTTTAATTTCATTTAGGGAGAAATACAATAACGAACCTGCACATCGTTGATTTAACAGGCTTTATAGGTGGGGGGGTCTTTTTTTTTGACCACTTTTTTAAACTCACTCACTTTTATTTGTTACAGGTATCAATATTGTAGAAAGAGAGGAGGAATAATAATGAGTTACTTGTTCATACCAATATAACTAAGGAGAGTTACATTAACTACATGAAAGGAGGATATAAATGAATGGATAAAACATTTAAGGTATGAATGAGTGAGTCCCAACTATAAAGCCTATTAAATCAGCGATATGTATTCTTTATAGAACAATATCTCTATACTTATCTATGCCTATACTTCTATAGGGTTATATTGTGAGGGATATAAACCCCTTACTGTATATGTCTATGGTTGAATACGTTAGTTCGTTTTAATATTCTGTCTATTTAGTTTTATAAGAAGAACAACTCTATTAGATAATGGATTATGATTTCATTCTCTTATGTGAGACTTAACTTCTATCGTTAGAGTTGTTCGTTCTTGTATGAGATGTGTTACCTTCTCACCTATAGAGTGAAAAAAAGAAATACTAATTGCTTTGTTTACTTGTATTTGTTTATACCTCGTTAGTCTATATAGGTGAAATACAATGTCAGTTTATAAGAGGTTTTTAGAGGATAGATGGAATCTTGTAGGTGTATAGAGATAGGAACTATAGGCTCTTACCTCTATGCTTGTTTCCATCTCTGTGCTGTTTTGTGGTGCTTGTTGTGGCATTCATGGCATAGAGTTTCTAGGTTGTTTATGTCGGCTCTTAGTTCCCAGCCTCGTTTACCGTCACGTACCTCTACCTTATGATGTATCACCTGTCCTTTAGAGTACCTGTTATTTTGTAAGCACCGTTCACACATGGGTTGAATGCTCATCTTTGTTCTTCTTAGGTTTCTCCATAAAGAGGATTGATAGAAGTCTGTATATCTTTTATCTGTAGGGCTTTGTCGTACTTGCTTGTTATAGTCTTTCTGGTCATGCCCTTTATGCTTAGTACAATACTTTTCATTCTCTGGTATCAGCTCTCTACATAAGGACTTGTTACAGCGTTTCATTTGTACCCTCTCCTGGTAGTTGTTTTCCTTCTTGTTCTAACGCCCATACTCTTGCTTGCTCAGCTGGGTTACTAATTCTAGGAGACGCTGTGGGGTCGTGTTCTGTTACCTTATGTTTTAGTAGTTCGTTTTCTTCTTCTAACTTTTCTACGTGGTCTAAAATCTTTAGTCGAGTAACTGCGTCATATTTAAGAGCTAACATCATAGCCCCTTTTTTAGTTAGGGTGTAGCAAGGTTGCTGTTTATTCTGTTTGTTTATATAAGTCGACTCAGTAAATAATTCATGAGCTAACTCACCTAGCTTTTTTGTTTCGTTACGAATATCTCTCATTACATTTTTGTGCAATTTTCCTGTAGCCTCTGCAATGTCTAAGCTAGTGATTGCTACCTCTGGGTTATTAATGTTTTGTAAGAATCTCATTATCATCTATCTCCTTCATATTTGTTATGGTTATTTATTCTTGAATGGTCTAGGGGTAAGGATTGTTTAGGTCTAATTTGTATCCTACCTTTTGTTTTGGTCTAGGGTAAACAATCCTTACCCTAGACCTACGTACTTTTTTTTGGGTACTTAGGTTAGGTCTGCGTACTTTTTAGCTTCTTAACTGTTTAGCTTTTTCGGCACATACTGATTTAGTAAATGATTTGTTAGTGTATCTCTTACTACTCATAGCGTAGCTTTTGAATACTTGCTTAGAACAGTAACGGTTATTGTTTCGAGTAGTAAAGTCAATGAAAGGGGCTTTACATTGGTTACATAGTTTAAATCGCTTAGGGTTTGGGTCATATAGTAGTTGTTGCTTAATTAGGCTGGTGTCAGTTACCTGGTTATCATCAGCCCAGCTATCTATCTGAGCCTCTATATAATCGCTACATTCACTCACTAACTTAGCATACTCATTAAAGAAGTATGTACTTGTTGAGTAGTACGGCTGTATAAAGAGAGAGGTTAGCCTATTTTGTAGGTCTAACCATATTTCTCTACGTTCTGTGTAAGGTAATGCGTTAATAAGATTATCCAAAGTAATCGACCTCACCTGGGTAACATACATTATTCATACGGTCTTGATTGTATAGAGCGTCATTATATTTTGTGCGTCTAACATTGCTCGGAGACTCATTATAAATATGTACTTCGCTTTCTGGGGCTAGTCGTTCGTCATTTGCCTCCTCTAAACCTACTAATACGCTTGCTGTATGCTCTTTTAGCTCATAAGCTCTGTAGTAAATCATAGTCTGGTAACAAGCCTTAGTAGTCATTAATGGGTTTACTTTCCCTGTCTCTACCTGGTCTAAGTAATCGTTAATATCCTCTGTATAGCTGATTTTCAATGTTTTGTTTTCTGTAGGGTATCCATTAGCTACAGCCTCTAGTATTTCTAGTGCCTCCTCCTCTAGTTGAATGACCTTACTCAGCTCTACATTCATAATCTCTCTTGTCTGCATAGGTGTTAGCCCAAAGTTATAGCGTAATGCTAATAGTAAATTATGTTCTCCAGATAGTAATACAGTTCGTAAAAGTGTCGTAGCAAAGAATCTGTTTTCACCCTCTAAGTCTGTGTAGCTGTTCAGTAATTCCTTAATGTAGCTTTGTGTAATGTAATTTGTCATTGTTATTCGTCCTCTCATATTTTAATTTTTAAACATTAGTTTTTAGTATTTAGTTACTAAATTAGGTTAAGTGAGACCCCAAAGCTAGATAATAATGGGGTCTGAACATCTTTCCTAACCATAATATAAGTTAAGTCAGCAAAGTTTTTATGTTTTTAAATCTTATAATGTAACTTTTCTAGCTTATTATTTACTTGCTCAGTGACAGCTATACCTAATTTCATTAATTCCTCATAGCTACCCTCACATAGCTCCTTCAATGTCTCTACACTACTTACAACTAAGCGATTTGTAATACATATTTTTTTGTCCTTATAATCAAAACCCTCAACTCTGAAATGTTTAGGGTTCTCTGTATTTACCTCTAACACCTCTGGTAATTCTTCTAGTTCAATCGCTGTAGAATACACAACTATGTTATTTTCTGAATCAAATACGTGAAGTAGTATGAACTCTGTAGGGTCATTAATATTTAATGTATCATCTAGTAAAATATCCTCATTATCCAATGTAAATATAAAATTACTCACTACTTAACCTCCCTCACATACACCATAGTATTAGACTTCAACTCTTTGAGTTGTGGGTATTGTTCTTTAGTTTTATTAGTCACTTTTATTCTTATTACTTGTAGCGAATCAATTAAATGACCTCTAAACTTTTGTACAGTATCTTTTAAAGTAGCTATTTTAGTACTTGTATATTTCTTCTTAACTCTTTTTAATAGCTCTTGTTCTGATATGTACCCACTCTCGTCTAATAACACTCTGCCAGCCTCTGAGATATTATCAATAAAATTTCTGTCTTTTTTAGACAAACTGTCTGTAACAGTATCTTGAACGAATACTTTTTGAGCACGGTCAGCACCTAATGCCGACTTAATACCACTTTTATTAGCCCCTTTAGATGTATAACCTCTCGTAGTTAATACAGAGCATAATGACTCGACTTCATCAGTAAATTTATTAGAGTAAACTACCTCATACATATTCGTTCTATACTGATGTTTATTTCTTACTTTAGTATTCTCAAGCTGTCTTAAAAATGACTTAGGAATTTCTCCATCTGCTAATGTAGTAATTACACCAACTGAACGAAGTTTAGTCAGTAGCCTTCTTAGCGTTGTTAGCTTAATACCTGTTTTTTCTGACATAGTTTCCATACTCATGTGAATGGCTACTCTTGTCTCTTTTCTCTCTGTATCGTAGAAGGTGTATGATTTGAATAGTTGTAATACAGCTATTACATTTAACTTCTCTCTATTTAACTTGCTGTAGATGTTAGGATAATATCTTTTCAAACTCACAGAATCTCTTAAAACCTCAATAAAGAAGTCAATCATATTGTAAATCTCTTGTTCTTCCTCAGAAACTTTAACAGTGATATTAAAAACTTTAAGTAAATATTGGTAAGTTGTCATTAAGGACTGACCTGTCAGCTTCCCAACTAAGTCTAATAAATCTCCTTGAAACTCACTGTTGCTTGAATGACATTTATATTTGAAATAACCAGAATCACTAACGTAAACATTAGAGCTAGGGGTGTTATCTGTAGATAGAATATCATTAAAAGTGCCTTCTGGTAGTTGAAATACTTCTCTCATATCAATTCTTTTAATATAATCGAATGCTTGAGCTACAGTCGGGACTTGCTTAGTGAACTTACCTTTATAAATATCCTTTAACTCAGATACTTGAGCGTTTTTGAACATATCTACAATCTCTGTAGTGGTACTTGTAGTAATAATACGCTCTTTAGAAGAGGTTACAGAGCTTTTCTTAGACTTTACAGGTCTACTGATAGTTTTAGTACTCTCAAGCTCTAAAATATCTTGCTCAACTTCTAATACGTTTTTAAAATTAACCTCAGCGTACTCAACCCCTCCAAAGAACAGACGGCTAGGGTCTTTACATGATATATCTGCTTGAGGAAATTCTTTAAATAGTCTATTATAAACACTATATACTTGTTCCTTATTCGTTAGTGTTCTGTCTAAAAAGAATACGATTCTAAACTTTTCGTGAGCTGGGGAGCTTGAAAAGGTTTTATATACGAATGAGGCGTTTTTCTTAATGTATGGGTGCTCTATAACTTCTGCAAAAGTTATATAGTCAGTACCTGTACATTTTTTTTTGTCTTTTTCATTATCGAAGTCTAGCATTACTACCTTTTGATTAATAAAATTCTGGACTGTTCTGTTACCATTCATAATCCCACATACAGCTGTTTGACCATTACATAATGCTGTAGCCAATTCTTTAGGGGTAATTAATTTCTTTTGTGCTGTTATCCTATTGCTAATAGCTCCAGCATAACGACTAGGCTTTACTTTATAACACTTATCATCTAAGTGTATTTCAGCTTGAATACTCATTATTTTTCCTCCTTATTCTACTTGATAAGGCAATTATAGCATATTGGCTATTCATCACCCGTATTTTTGAAAACCCTTGGTATATAAGGGATTGAAAGGCTTTTTCTTACCTTTCTAACCATAATATAAGACAACTTAATAAAATTTCTTGTTATTTCTCATATTTTTTTTGTATTCCTATTACATCATTCGTCTTCGGATGATGAATGCTATACGGATTCCGATTCCGTTAAGCTCACCTGCATGGAATCTGAGTACATTTAGCTCATATTATGCAAGGATTGTTTGCAACGGCTTTTCGTCTATATACTATTATTTTCCCGTATTCTGGTTACGGGTATTAAGGTAATAGTTAATGTACTAGGGTCACTTATACAATGTACTAGGGTCACTTATACAATGTACTAGGGTCACTTGATTAAACACCTTATAAACCCTTATATATCAAGGGATTGAAAGCTATATAGATAGATTTTATATACCGTTTTACTACTAGGGTCACTTATATACTGTACTAAATAGCCTTAATACAATAACAAGGATAATAATAGTAGTGGTATTTATAATTTAGTTATATGAAATAGCCTATAAACCCTTATGTATCAAGGGGTTAAGCTATATATAGTGAAAGTGAACATAGATACCTATAGTAATATACTGTAGGTAATCTATGTTCACTAGCATATAACACCTTATAAACCCTTATATATCAAGGGATTGAGACCTATTCAATACCTTAATAATATAAAAACCGATTAATAAAACCACTTATATACTTAATACTCTACTATTAACTGATTGCTACTATTGAATACATAACTCTGTAAGCTGTGGCATAGCGTTTCTAGGTGTTTTAGAATACTACTGATACATTTATATAGCTGTTACCTTACAATGCCTAGATTCCTTAATATAAGCGTATATAAGGTATGAGTATGGTTTATCATGGCACTATAACTATTAGTTAGTTAGAGAGTACCATAGAACAAGTAAGATATAATCTAGCACCCAATACGTTAGCCTTTATTTAGGACGGTTCAAATATGGGTTATGGTAAATAGTACGGCTTAATAATTAGATGTCTACTAAATAGGACGGTTCAAATATGTGCCAGCTATAAATAGGACTGCCCATCGCTGTGCTGTCCCCTATCTAACTTTAAGTCTAAGTTACGTTAATTACCCTAATCAAGTTAAATGTGTCTAAATTGTGAACATTACCAACAAATAAATTAAAAAATAATGGGTGATAGTGTTCAAAATGAAGAATAAAAAGATATTCCCCTTATATTATAGGTGTAGAGATTAAGATATAGTGCTGTAAGGCTTATAAAGGCTATCAGAGGGCTTTTAACCATTGTTTAATACTAATACATAGGTAGAAGTTAAAACGTGTTAGAAAGGCTAAAAAACCCCTTACAGACCCTCTTTCAAAAATACGGGTCATGAATAGCCAATATGCTATAATAGGTGTATCAGTTGAGTTACTGATTTTCGATAATCAGTAATTGGTAACCAATAACTGTATCTATAATATCAACTAATCTCTACATAGTAAAGGCAAAGAATCATCTAAAAAATTCTGAAAAATCAGAAAATATAGGTTGCTCGTCTTATATTATAGATGTAAGGCAATAAAACTAATGGAGGAATGTAGTTATGGAAAAGAAAGATTTAGTAGAGAATGGTTTAGACAGTTTAGTAGATAGTTGTGATAGCCAGCTTAATATTTTATCTGAAATGGAGGATAGCATAGAGGCGTTAAAAGCTATTCAAGAGGATAAGCGTGATAAAGAGTTAGCTTTCTCTGAGGGTATTCAACTATTGAGGGACTTAATAGAAGGAATGCCAGAATAAAGATTTAATTGTATCAATTTATATCAACAAAAACACTAATAAGAAAGTAGGAATAATAATGAAGACAAATTTAGTACAAGTAATGGACAATAACAATAATCAAGTGGTAACAACAAGTAGACAAGTGGCTGAGACTTTTGGAAAGAACCATCAGCACGTATTAGAGGCTATTAGAAATCTCACTGTCAAAAATTTGACCGTGGAAAATATGTTCTACGAAACTACCTATATTAATGAGAGAGGACGTGAGTACCCAGAGTACCTAATTAATAGAGACGGTTTCAGCTTACTAGTAATGGGGTTCACAGGTGATAAGGCTTTAGAGTTTAAGTTAGCTTATATTGAGGCTTTCAACGCTATGGAAAAACAGATTAGCGATAACTTAGCTTTATATGTTCCAAAGAATTATAAAGAGGCGTTACAGGCTTTAGTAGAGCAAGAAGAAAAGAAAGAAATGTTAGCCCTGGAATTGAAGAGTAAAGAGTTAGAGATAGGTGAGTTACGACCTAAAGCTGATTATGCTGACAGTATTTTAAATAACTCTAGCGTAGTTACAGCTACACAGATTTCAGCCGATTATGGTTTAGGCGTAGTCACTTTCAATAGGTTGTTACATACTCTAGGTATCATCTATAAAGTAGGTGACCAATGGGTACTTTATTCTCAGTATCAAGGTAAAGGCTATACACAATCTAAGACCCCGAAATTAAGTGAAAGACAGCGAGCTCAATCTACTACGCATTGGACTCAAAAAGGTAGATTCTTCTTACATAATTTATTAACTGAACTAGGGTTTTATGCTAACGTGGATATGCCAGATGATTATAACCCTAAATCTCATGCTGATAAGTTTATTAATGGAGAATATAAAAAGTCTGTGTAAAAACCCCCGTATAAGCCTCATAAACGCCCCACAGACGCTTTCAATCGCTATCCCCTATTTAAACCTCATACATAAAAAGAAACCTGTAGCCTTTGAGTTACAGGTCTTTTTTATACTTTGGTTACTAAACACTAGATACTAGAATTTAAAACCTTTGACATTAAAAATTAATTTACTTATAATATAGTTAAGTATGATACCTGTACTCTGCAAAACTGTGGATAACTTTCCCAAATTTACGTTTGGGAAAGTATTTTGAGAAACACTATGAAAAAGGAGGTTCAATATATGGTAGTAATTTTTAATACGTCTCTTAAGGGAGGCGTTGGGAAAACCACTTATAATGCTGTTATGGCAACTTATTTAGCTGAAAAAGGGCTTAAGACATTAGTAATTGATTTAGACCCTCAAGCAAACTTAACGACTATGTTAGGTATGAAGTCTAGTCCTAAAAGCTATTTGAACGGTATTAATCAGCGTGACTTGAGAGAGGTTATTCAACCTATTAGAGAGAATTTAGACATAATCGTAGGACATGAGAGCATAAGTGAGTTACCTAATGTACTGACGTTACTCAAGCAACAAGAGAAAGCCACGTATTTAGATAAGTTCTTAGAGCCTATTAAAGCCGATTATGATTATATTTTAATCGACTCTGTACCTTCTCGTAGTCTGCTATTAGTTAATGTGCTGGCTATGACTGATTATGTATATGCTTTATTTGAGGCTAGCCCATTCGGTGTTAAGTCTTTGGAAGATTTATCTAATTATATCAGTGTTACGAGAAATAAATATGATTTAGACGTGATGTTTTTAGGGGTTATTCAATACGGTTATAATAAAAATAGTCGAAATATGAATAAAATTGTCGAATCATTAGAGCCAGCTATGAGAGAGGCTATGTTAGAGAACATTATTTATAAGCGTGAGAGAGCGTCTGTATGGGCTAATGGCATAACATTAGACAGCTATCATGATAAAAATTGCTACGATATGTTCAAAGTTACAATAGATGAACAACTTGACCACATTAACGAATAAAAGGAGAGATTGATTATGTCATTTTCTACAGATAAGAAGAAACCAAAGACAACTAAAGAACAAGAAGTACAGCAAGTTAAGGAAGACCCTAAAAAAGATTTAAAAACAGATTTACTTAATATGGTACAGGCACAGGCTACAGAGTCCGAAGCTCCAGCTACTTACCAGAACTTAACGAATCGTAGTGTAAAAATTGGTGTAGTAAATTATGAGATTATGAAACGCTACGCATTTGAGACAAATAGAAAGATGAAAGACGTACTAGACGAGGCTATCTATAGATATATTGAGAATAATATAGATAAAATTGTAGAAAAATGTGAGCCGTCTATAAAAAGTATTTTGAAGGAACATAAATCTACAGGTAAGTAACATAAGATACTAGGGGGTGAGGAATATATTTACACTTGATTTCTTTAACTTAAGTAAGAACGTACAGTATATGGTCAAACTTAGTGAGTATTTTGGAGAGCCACTTGATAAGGTAGTTAATACTTTGATTAGCGTAGACTACAATAATCAATCTTATCAAGAGATACTACTAGACATGGTAGAGAGTCTAAATATTGATTTAAACAAGGTGTACCATAAAGAGCCTACTCAGTTATGCCGTCACGCTACTACAGTTACCGATAATCTAGCGTCTATTAAGAGAGACGGGTTACTAAATTTAAGACAGGTGTTAGAACAAAAGACAGAGTTAAGTGACTTCTTAGCCTCCCATAACATAGTAATTAGTGTTAAGGATAAAAAGCTCATATATAAAGGTCGTGAGTTGCCTATCTATAATTTAGATGAGTTAGAGCACAGTATTGAACAGGAATATATGAGATGTAACTCTATTGATTTATACGAAAAATCATCTAACCTTAAGTCCCATAGTTATCATAATGAAATACGACTTTTACACACTAAGTTATATTATGATGACTGTGAGACAGAGGCTTTCCTAAGAGGAGATAAGGACGATATTTATGGATATTCAACTGTTCGTATGTCCCCAGAGATACTACTTAATATAGGTAAGGTAATAAACCGTATTGACAGAGTGCATATGACTTACTTACAGGACGCATGGGCTGATAGAGAAGGGTGTAAGAGTTATATCCTAGAGTTCAATGTTCCAATTAAACAATTCTCAAAAAGCACTTTGAAAGCTGGCTTTGACGAGTTCTATGAGTTCGATGAACTAGCTAAGAAGTTCGGCTATAGTTATGAAGACTACGAGAATGATACTATACCTACTCAGTTCTACATTAATCTCTATGTGCTCAGACAATTAGCTATTAAGGTGCTAGATGGTACGTCTAAAGAGTTCTGTCAAATAAAATCAGATACGGTTATCCCAGGTTCAGATATACGAGTATATCATTCGGAAAACGTCAAAGAAAAACCCCCTATGATTTAATCATAAGGGGTTATTTTTTATTTATTTGAGTTTCTTAACGTAAGCCTTGTTAGCTGTAATGTAGAAACCAGATTTAGTCTTTAAGCGTGGTGTACCAGCCTTAGTACGAGTAACAGACGTAATAGTATATACCTCGCCTACTTTAGCTGAGTGACTTTTCTCCGATTCTTTGTACTCTACGCTTTTATAAAGATAGAACGGTTTTAATACTTGAATCTGAGACGCTGTAGTATAGTATTTATCTTCCACTACTTTTAATACTTGCCCTACAGAAATAACATTCACATTCTTAATATTATTAAGCTGTCGTAAACGGTCTACTGTAGTATTAAACTTCTTAGCGATACTAGATAAAGTATCCCCTTTTTGAACCTTATAAGTCCCCTCTACGCTGTTTTTATCGCTTGTACTAGGTTTAGTATTAGTAGAAGGGTTAGAGGGTGTAGCTGAGCCTTTAACAGCCTTAATAAACGAGTCCCATGTCCACCCATGCTTACCCCCTCGTAATCTAGAAGGGCAATTTTTACCTGTCCATTTATTATGCTGAACTACATTACTTACAGGAATGCCCTCGTCTTTCATAATCTTTTTAACTAAATCAATAGTATTTTTAACAGCTTTGTTATAGTCTCCACCTTTATTTACACAGATTTCAATAGAAATTGAGTTGCTGTTACCATCGCCAGCGTGCCAGCACTTATAACCATGAGCAAACGACTGATAAATACTCTTGTCGTCTACTTGGTAATGCCATGAGGCTTGTCGGCTATTGCCGTTTTTTTGTAACTTAGCATGGTTAAGGGCTGTAGCTGTCTCAGCTGTGTTATCAGTCTCATGGATTGTAATGAACTTCTTAGTATTACCTGTTCCGTATGTAACTTTCTTAGCTTCATTGCCTGTAATCATATACTCTTTATTAATTTTTAACATTTAGTATCGAACCTCTCGTTGTTAATTTTTATTTCTTAAAACTTAAGACTTAGTAATTAGTAACTTTTGAAAGCGTTAGATAAAATAAACTGAATATTCTGACTATTTATTTTGGTCTTTGGCTTTAGTAGTTTTACCTTCGTCTTCCTCGTTATCTTTATCTCTCATTTGTGAGAAGTGTTTAGTAATTGCTTTAGGGATAGGTACGCCCATTTGCTCTAAGTTTTCCAGGATAGATACACTCTCTAAGCCGATATAATACATAACAGCGATTGTAGTAAAGGTGCTACCTGTACCAGCGATTCTGTCAGCAAAGTTAGCCATAATAATGACTACAAAAATAGCTAGTTTCGTTAATAGTCCGTATCGAAGTTTACGGCTATCTAAATCATGGTTTTTATAGCCCTTTAATATGCCTGTAAATAGCTCTAATGCGAGAATGATAGTCAGCATACTTAGCACAGACGACCACCCACCGAATAGATATGTAGGTACGCCCACTAGCACCCCTAAAATTGTGTTTATTAATTGTTCCATGACCTTGTTTCCTTTCATAGTTACCACCTTATACTTTCTACAGTAGCTATATCTTTAGCTTGCTGTACTTGTAATGAGAGGGTATCTCTAAATTTGCTTATATTTTGTGTTCTGTGTCTTAAAATATAGAGGTTTAAATCTTTCATCATATCTTGATTTACCTCAAGGCGAGAATACTCTCCATCCACTTGAACAGTCCATGTAGTGCTCTCTACTAGACCGTCCCTCATTAACTGATATACATTTGAAAAGTTTAGCTGAGCTTCTTGGTCTAAACTAAAATGGTAGACCTTATCTCCATGAGCATAGTCAAAGCCATATTCAATACTTTTCTGACAGGCTATACTTAGCTCTTGTAGCTTATTTTCTTTAGCTATTCTCAAAGCGTTATCAGAGTAATAAATGAGCTCACCACCCTCTAATAAATACCCTGTAGTATCTATTAATGCTGGATGGTCTAACTCTAAATCAATCTTATGTGTTTCACAGTTTTCCATTGTAATAAGTGAGTCGGAAATCGCTCTAATTTCCGACTTACCTACTTCTACTACTACATAAAATTCCATTGTTTATCCTCCTGTCCATATTGCTATATAGTGAACTCTCGTATTAGTTGTATTAGTACGTGTAATGTAAATATCAGCTGTAGTATTTGTCACGTTAGCACTTGTATGACCTAACACCGTTTTACCAATTACAGTTGTAGCTGAGGTTGTTAAGACGATAGGTGGCGTTGGGAATTTAGAGCTGAATGTTACAGTGACAGCTGTAGGTGTATCAGCTACAGGGCTGATTAACACACTGCCAATCTCTAAAATTAGATTATTGGCTGTCCATACTTTCTTAAGACCGTCACTCTCAGCTAAATTAAGATTAACAGGCGATAAAGCCCCATTAGCCCCAACTTTAGAGAATGAAATACTATTCATAGCCTCGTTATAGTGAATCTGGGCTTTAGAGCCCTCGCTTAAGCTCATAGTAAGAGATTTAGGCTCTAAGGTTAGGTCACCTCTCTGAACGGTCAGCCCTTCACTGAAATAGCCTCTACCGTCTACTTCTAAAGAGGCCTCATGCTTAGGGAACATATTAATACCTACAGAATTTTTCTCCGTATCTGCAAACAATATAGGAACACTACTAGGTAAGTTGTGAACTTTTATAGTCGCTGGGGATACACTGTCTCCTACTAGAAACTCAATTGTGTATTTACTATAAGGGTCTGCATTCAACTCTCTAACTATATCTGTTTGGTATTTGTCCCCTACAGTATTTCTAGGTAACTCTTTCCACTCTGAGAAAGTAACGCTGTTCCCTACTTTGTAACGGTATTGTGTTCTATGAATCATATTTTTAGCCTCTGAACCCACAACTAGAGGGCTGTATTTACCTCCGAAAGTTAAGTAAATAGAGTTATCAGCACCTACGCCACGTCTAACGCTCATAGCACTAATGGAAGGTGGCTGATAAGGAATAACATAAATATTTTCTGTTACATGGGCTATATTTCCTCTTGAATCTAGAGCTGATACCTTTACTGTGACCTCTCCACTGAAATCTAGTTTACCTATGTCGAATACTGTCATATGGGGTGGGAACTCTTTCTTAATGTTTCCTACCTCAACTATGTACTTAACTAAGTTAGTACCATATAAAGCTGTAGCTCCCTCACTAATCCCTACTGTTAAACTGCTGTAGGTCTGCATAATGCTTTGATTATTACCTAGTAGTCTCACAGAGAAATCGTCTGTATTGAGAATACTGATTATAGGGTTAAAAGTAGGTGGGTCAAGGGGGGCTAATAGGGTTATTTCTTTGTTTACAGGTGCTTGACCTATCATATAAGCAAAGTCCCTAGAATCTAATCTCTTCGTCATGGTATATACGAATGCTGGGACAGTAACCTCTTTAGTTGTAGGGGTGAAATATTTAGCTAATCTATCATAAGGAAGGGTGAAAGTGAGGGTTTCATCATACTTAAATACGTCAGAGCGATAAGCAAAGTCTGCTCCCTCGTCTATATCGAAGAAAGTAAAAAAGATAGAGGGGTTACCTTGCTCAATTGTGTACTCTTGTCCAATTCTGTATGTACCCATAGTAGATACCCCAGGATTGATAGTAGAGCGTGGAGGCATTTTCATAGGAATGTAGTAATAAGAAGGGCTACCTACCTCTGTCTTTGTATGGTCAAAGGTATATAGCTTAATTCTGAGATAGCCGTCACTTCGTAAAGAGTATCTAGCTAAATCAGTTAGCTGTTGCTCACTTAACTCATAATTTAAAGAAGTTTCTACATCCGATACGTCTACGATAATGTCACTATAACTTCCAGGAGGTGATAGTGTACTATATTGTGACGAACGAATCTCTAGCCTGTGAGTGTGAGTCTTTGATTTTCGACTAATAGTAATTCTAAGTGTTTTATCAATTAGCCACCCATCTGCTATAGAGGGTTTAGTTATTGTACTTGTCATTATTCTTCTCCTCTCTTAACAATAGCCCAGCCTGTATTATTAGTTGTTTTAACAGGTGTAAGCATAGCTGAGCCCATACCTATAGAGCGTTTAGCCTCAAGACGATTAACCTCAGTATTCTCACCGTTTAATGAGAAAATACGCTCTACGTTTACTGTATTTGTTTCTTCGTCAAGTACCTCAGCATAACCAGAGAACTCTGAGGGACTCATGATGGTATAGCCACCACTTTCATTAATAACCTTAATGCCGTTAAGGTTCATCTGAATGTTAGTATTTGCGTTCTCTGTAGCGTGAGGTGTCCATGAATAGTTTACGTCTCCTTTAGATAACATTAGCCCTGTAATATAGCACTCTGAGGCTGTATCTACGTCAATACCTAACATTGTATAACCACTGTCTGAGGGCATTTCAAAGGTATAGGCAAACGCTAGGTACTCATTTGTAGTAGAGAACTCGTCTAAAGGGGCAAACTCTTTCAGAACTACACCATCAGCATAGCCTACTGTAATAAACGCTCTGCCAGCTTTAGGCTTTTTCATAAAGAATGATAGGGTATATGTCCCTGGGTTCGTGGGGATAATCTGAGTAGCTTTTAGAGGGGCTGTTGAGGGACTATAAAGAGCCGAACCTACGAGTAAACGCTCTAACTCAATACTTGTGACAGTCTGCATAACACCTGTAACTGTCCAGAAATCAGTTCCGAAGAACCCTACAGAGTTCTGAATAAGGTTAATACCTCCAGCTAGACCGAATTTAGCTGTTAATTCACTTGCTGTCTTAGTTAATGAGGACTCAAGGCGATTAATGCTCTCATCGTTCAACGCTTGTTTAGTGTCTACATACTCTTTAATTGTATTAAGAGAGTCCGTTAATGTAGCATTATTTGCATAGTCCTGTAAGTCCTCAGCGTTAGCTTTGTTACCTAGAACAGAATCAAACTCATTACTGTAAATAACAGTCTCTACAATTCTCTCTGGACTCGTAGATTCTTTAATACCAGCTATTACTTGCTCTTGGTTTTCTAAATTAGTGACTATATCCTCTGGTGCTGGGCTATAGTCTGTAGCTTTGTTTCCTTGCTCTAGTTTGAGGTCTGTTACTGTAATATTAGCTACATCTGAACTACCCTCATTCATGACTAGCTGAATAGTAGGGTTAGCTGTCGTGTTATCTAATAGCTTTAGAGTAGCTACTACCTCGTACCCAGCCTCTGTAGGTAATATGGACATATTTTCTCCATTTACTTTTAAATCAGTCACCTCAAAACTAGAGCCTGTTGCTAAGTTGATATTATTCATAATGCCTAAGATTTCACTTACTTTGAATCTAAGCATAAATTCTGAGCCTACTTCATAATTCACTACAGGTACTGTAAATTGAATTGCTTTTACAGGGGTAACATCACTGATAAATTTTACTGTGCCGTTTAATAGATATAGCTTAGTATCTAGTGTAGTAGCTCCTACGCCTGTAATATTTTTAACCCTAATTAGGTTCTTACCACTAATTTTAATGTTAGAGATAAGTGACTGATTTTTAGTTAAGTTAATATCAATACTTCCAATTATCATTTTATTTCCTCCTTTCTAGTCTAACCCTGTATCTATGTCGCCAGGGTCTGTACCGTCTACTCGCACAGTCTCAATAGCCCCATAAATCATATTGTATCTAGGGGTCTCCGTCTCCACCTCTGAGGCGAATGCAAAGCCTTGTAAAATAACTTTCTTACCGTCCTTGTAATAGACTGAAATCGTCTCTGGCTCATGAAACTCATCATTTGCTTGGATAGAGCCTTTATTAAATGTGTAATTAATCTGATAGACTAGAGCCCCTGTACGAACGTCAATACACATCATCACAGGTAAGTCATTATTTACAGCTGTACCGTCAAAGCCTCCATATGTGTGATACAAGTAAGGGTAAGCCAGGGCTGTAGATTGATAGGTTTGACTAGAAGAAATATTGAAATCAGACGCTACTAGCTTATGCTTAACATTTATCTTTCCTTTCTCAAGGTCAGCTAAAGGTACGATTTTAGAAACAACTTTTTCCCCGTAACCTTGAGTAATAACAGCGTAACCATGCTCCGTATCAATATTAAGGCGTTCAAAGCCTCCTGTAGTTGTCTTACACAGCACCTCTATAATAGGGTCACCCCATCTAACAACTCTATTAGGCATATAAGGAATACGGACAAAATACCATGTTTTCCCCTTTTGGTCGTAGTATGGCATATAAATATAGAGCTTATTATTTACGTGCTTAATACCAAAGAAAGACCCGTGACCACCGAATACCATATACATACGGTCTAATCTATTACCGTAAGCGTCTGTTCTGGAAATAGTATGAGACTCAGCTACTTTATTCGTTGCTGTACGCTTTTCTTCTGGTTTTAACTCAGACCCTTTATACAGCTGAGACCAATAATATTGATTTGTTTGAGGGTCGTAGTTACAGTATTGAGCTACCCTACTTGTTCCCTCTGGGTCAGACACTTTAGGGTACTCTAATCTCACTTGAAATATGAAATCTTCTTCTAGTAGGGATAACTCAGACTCTCTACTTTGGTCACTAACACTACAGCGAATTGTATAGTCAGCGTCTAAGTAAGTAGTATTGATTGTATTACCTGTATTTCTATGGTACTCGCCCCATGTCTCGTCTATGTTCCCATCCTTGTCTATCCTTTCCCATCTAAAAGCTGAGTTAGGGAATTGAGAGGTCACATTCTGTCCACCTCTGAACACTCGAACAATAATACGTTTCTCTTCGTCTTTACTTGAGAAATCTGTTCCGTCTGGGGTATAGTATTCAATTCGATACTGATTTTTAGCTTGTTCAGCTAGTAATAAGGCTTGATTTGATTGAGCTAATAAGTCCCATATAAGGTTAGGTGTAGAGGCTTTCACTGTATTAAACTCACCTAGCGTAACTTTAGGTTCTATAGACTTAGAGTGACTATTAACAGTCTCCACTACTCTAGCTTGAACTGTTAGAGGTGGGTTCATTTCATTATCAATAACATAAACCGTATCACCTAGCTCTACCTCACTATCTAACAGCTCTACATCTACTGAATACTCGTACTTAGGGTGGTTATAGAATTTTAATTGTTGCTTACCCCAATCTAATAGCCCACTCTCGTTAAGGATGTTCTCATTCGTTACAACACCCTCTAAGTAGTCCCGACCATGATTGTATAAATCATTTTCTGTATCAGCTGTAAGGTAAGGTAGGTACTCGTAAATACCTTGTTTATTTTTGACCTTATTCACGCTTTGGATACTTGCCCTCTTACCGTCAGAGCGTTGTCCTCCATACACGAATAGTTTTGTATAGAAGTCTGAATAAACTCTTGTACGAGTAACCCCTTTTAAATTATGAGAATACTCGAAACGAATATTGCTCTCGTTTCCTCGCTGTTTAGATAATAGAATACGTCTATCAATAATATTTCCGTTCTTAACAATTACATATGTGTCTACTTCTACCTCGAACTCAGCTAAAGCACTATCTAAGGCTGACATTACCGTACCCTCTGAAAGCTCATATTTCTTAGCACCTCCAGCCCAGAACTCGTTAAACTCATCTAAAGTCCATCCTGTACGTTCCATAATGTATTGAAATACTACTTTACTACTCGCATTTGACCAGCTTTTAGCATTTATCTGTAGGTGGTTCAATTTCCATATACAACTATTTAAAGCCTCTATTTTTTTAGAGTGACCATTCTCAGATAGACTATCCTCTATACTATCAATAGTGTAGATACGCCATGAGCCCTCTACTTCTGTAAGCAATTCGTAACCTAACTCTAAAGTATCTACTATGTCATAACCTACAGGTAACTCTAGCTCTACAGTGTCCATAAAAATCTTAGCTAAAGAACCGTCATCACTTGCCTTACTATCGGCTATTTTAGTTGTTATTGTGTCAGATAAGATAGGAACACCACCGTCTGTAGACGATAGTATGCCTATAATCTGTTCATCTTTATTTAATACATAATACATTTACATACGTCCTTTCCGTCAGTGTCTCTCACTTATAGAGTGAAAAAAAGAAACTAAGTTTTAATAGAATTTAGGGTGATAAGTGACTGACCATTTAACGTCTGTAGAAGGTGCTGGGGACATAGCAAACATACTAGGCTCTTTAGGGTCTAGTTGAGGGAATACAGAGCCTATATAAACGTCCTCTAAGTAGATATAACCATTCTTATAGATAACTTTATTATCACAGTCGATAATAAGCTCGTCCCCTTTTTCAGCTATTACTGTAGTCGTTGCCTTTTCTAGTACGTTATATACTCGTAGGTCGCATAATTTAACGATATTAGGCTTATATTTTTGTTTTAACGTATCCTCTGAAATGTCGTACTTAGCCATATAAACAGCTACACCAGCTAAAGCCTTACTGAACTTTCCTGTGCTATCTGTGTAAACTTTAGACGTATATGTACCGTTCTTAATCTCTCTACCTTTAGAGTCTAGTTTCTGTACCTTAGCTGTGAATTTATTACCTATTTTTCTCAGCTCCAAGTATCCATAAAAGTCTGTGAAAGAGTTCTCTTCGTTAGATTGAGGATATGAATATGACTTAGATACCGTCTCTGTTTTCTTCTTGCCGTTCTTTTTAACAGTAACTTTCTTAGTAGTTTTGAATTTAACGGGTTTTTTAGATAAAGAGTTTTTCTTAGTTGTCTTTACCTTTTTATCTGTATCAGAGTTATAAACCCCCTTACTAGCTCCTGCTGTAGAGGAATCTGAACCTACTTGAATATGCACCATATTTTCCATACTGTTACCGTTATCTTTAATCATTAATTTACCGATACGCTTACCTAAATTGTCTAAAAGATACAGCTCAATCTTATTTTGAGCACGTCCATAACGGTTATTTACATAGAATCTAGCTCTTACTATATAATCATCACAGCTAGTGTTTAACATTTGCTGACGTACTGCCCCGTGCCAGCCTTTTTGCCCCTCTTTAGCTGTTCCGTAGAAATAATCCCCATCTTTTTTAATAGGTTCTAAAGAGTTAGAGGACGTAGTAATATCAGCGTCACTAGAGATATAACCATTCTCAATATTAAAAGTTAATGTATTCTCTGTAACCTTTGTCCATGTAGCTAGAGTTGTGCAAGGGTCATATAATACACGAGGTTTCATATTAATCTGTTCGTCAGCGTCATCTACGTTAAAACCATTACCGATATAGATATAATTTCCGTCTGTATCACTAATACCTAACTTCTTAATATCTTTCTCTACGTTTACGGTAAATACAGGGGCTGTAGGTGCTGTACCCTCAGCTGACAATTCAAAGGTAGGTGTAGTTAATTGCTGTTCAATTTGTTCCTTATATCCCTTACCTTCTGGACAGATAAAGGATAAGGTAAATGACCCTTCTGTAGCTGTAGCATTAGCTCTAGTAAACTCAGATACACCTGTAGGGTAAACCCAATAAGTAATGTCTTGCTCATGTTCTAAGATTAAAGGGTACAAGTCTCCGTCAGTTGTTTGACCAATGAAACCAGCTATCTCTTGTAGTAGGGTATTTCTTTCTGTATCACTTTTAAGACCTACAGCAAAACATTCTATATCAATCTTTTTAGAGCCAATTTCTGCCCCTTTATATACCTCGCCTGTACGTCCTGGTAGCTTAACGCTTGAGGGTGTAATGTCCCCTATTGTGTCTTTTTTAACGTCTATAACAAATAGCCCTAGCTCCTCAGAACTGAACTCTGCATAATTAAAGCCTTTCATATCAATACTTCCTTTCATAAATGACCCTAACCCCTAAATATTAGAGGTTAAGGTTTAGTTTTTAGTTACTGAATACCTCTAGCTTGATTAAGGCGTTTAGCTTGGTTCTGTTGATACCTATTAACGCTATCTGTTAGCTCTCTGCCGTCTAAGTTTACTGATAAGTCCTTAGCAACTAATTGAGTAAGTAGTTCAATCATTGTAGCTTGCTGTTGAATCTGCTTATTTTGAGCCTCAATCAGTAACATAACCTCATCATTAGATGAACTAGCCTTAGACTCTGTGCCAGGTATTCCTAATAAGGACTGAGCTTGGTTGAGTAGTTGTACAGCTCTTGATTTACGAGTAAGAGGTATAACCATCTCAGAACCCGCCTCCCCAGCCATAGCTAAGGTAGGTGAGGTAATTAAACCACCGTTAGCAAAACGTCTAGCACCTGTAGGCGACCAGCCACGCTTACCATAAGGTAGGTCACGTCTCCAATTACTGTTATTAAAGAATGCGTATAATTGGTCAATACCAGACATAATATTTCCTCTACCTTTTACGGCATAATTTTTAAATGTCTGTGGGATGTATTGAAGTAAACCTCTAGCTGGGTTACCTCTTCGCATATTAATGTCATTTACAGCTGAGGACTGTACAATATTCTGACGACCACCAGACTCACGCTGAATCTGTGCTAGAATGCCTTGTAACTCAGATTTAGATAGCTTTACTTTCATATCCCTAGCTACTTGGGAAATCTTAGAGCTCCATGATTGAACGCCATCAGAGACAGCACCGAATTGGCTATTGCCTTTCTTAGCTTGTTCTGGTGATAGTGCCGATAAATGGACGTGGTTCATATGTCCTTTAGCCCAACTTGGTTTAGAACCGTTCCCATATTGTCTACCGAATACAGTATTGTCACCGATAGCATACTTAATATAAGGGTGAGTAGACATTGCTTTAGCTACGTTTAGATAACCACCGTTACGACCCCAGCCACTTAAGTCTATTGCTAGTCCTTTTGAGTGGTCATAAGTATCTGTGTAACGTGCTCCACTTGTAATAACTAAGCCCTTACCCATATTAGAACTCATTAACTGCTGAGCAATACTATATAGGAAGTCATAAACTCCCCACTTATTATTTTTAGATGTGAACGAGCCAGACCATTTGCTGAACCCTCCGAAGTCCCCGAAACCTCCACCTAGTTCCTCGTCTTTCTTAAGGTTAGCCATTTTTAAGATGTAATCTTTAGCTTGTTTAGGTAGGTAGTCACTAAAGCCACTAGAGAAGTTTTTAAATAACGGTGCGTCAGACATCTTAGACAGCATATCTTTAACCATAATCTTAGTGTACTTAATAGGGTGGCGTAATAACTCAGCGTAATCCGTAACCTTACTAGCAACTGACTTAGCAACTGATTTAGTACCTTCCCATGCTTTAGAACTTGTATCTACTACCCAATCCTTAGCTGAGTTAGTAGCCGACTTAATACCATCCCATGCCTTAGTACCGATGTTATACTTAGGGATACCGTAGCTATTCATTACTTGGGCTGTTTTGTCCCCAGGTAATACTTGAGAGCCTTTAGGTAGGTTCAGAACTTGGTTACGTCCTTGAGGTATGAACTGCTGTCCAGATGGTAAGCGAACAATCTCTTTATAGTTACTACCAATACCATCATTGACCATAGCTAAGCCACCAGGGTGATTGTCTGTACCTTTAGCGTACTTAATCTTAACCTTACCAATAGGGCTGTATGTGCCACTTCCTACACCTATCATATGTAGTAATGAGTTAATACCTCGAATACCAGCGTTTACGCCCCACTCAATACCTTCCCCAATCGCTCTACCGAACGATTTCATTTTAGAAACCATAGCATTTTTCTTAGATAAGATACCGTTCCATAAACGCTCTGGAAACTTCTTAACCCAATTCACAATTGCTACGAATCTGTCTATCACTGCGTCCTTAATTGTAGTAAATACTCGAATAAAGTTATCTCTGAACCATCTAATTTTATTTATGACAGTAGAAACTAACTTAACGATAATATTCCATATGCTAGAATACATTTTTGCGTAAAAGCCTATGATTTTCTTAACAATATTCCACATAAAGTTGAGAATAGGTCTAATCTTATTCATGATTTTGCTTATTAAGTTTTTAGTTCCCTCGTATAACTTCTTAGCCCAGCTACCTAACCATTTGCCGAACTGTTTTAACTTATCCCATAACATATTGATAAAGTTTCTAAAAGTAGTTGAGCGTTTATAGGCAATAACGAAGCCAGCAACAAGTAACTGAATAGCTGTAATAACTAATCCGATAGGGTTAGCTCTTAAGGCTAAACTAAATACTCTAAAAGCTGTTGTAGCTACACGTATAGCAACTGATAAACCTACCCTAAAAATACTAGCGACTCGTCCTAGTATTGCTCCTAGACTAGAGAATACTCTCACTGCTACAGATATTGTCCCTTTCACGAAATTCCCGATAAAACCACCTACTGAGGTGATAACTGCTCGTAAACGTGTAAATGCTCCACCTACGTTATTGGTCTCGCCTCTCAACCGTCCGAATAAGCTAACGATAAAGCGAATAGGTGTTAAGAATCGTGTAAATATAGAGATAGCTAGAGGTAATGAAGCTAATAAAATACCTAAGCCTACTACCCATTGTTGTTGATTTGTATTAAGAGATTTAAACCAATTAGCTAACCTTTCTACATAAGGGGTAATAGCCGTAGCTACTGTAGTTCCTAGCGTTGCTAGTGCTGTTCCTAAAGGTACTAGAGCTGTTTTTAACTTATTCATTTCACCCTGTAACTTAGCGTAGGAACTATTCTCTTGAATCTTCTTAGCTCTCTCGTTTTCAGCAATAATAAACTGTTCTTTTTTGTCATTTAACCCTTTTAGTAGACCGTCAATAGATTTAAGGTCAATATCTTCCCCTTGTGTGCCGAATACTTTAGACCAGAACTCACGTTTTTTGGATACAGGTAGCTTTTCAGCTTTTTTCTGTGCTTCATTTAAGAACTCTACATAGCTAATATCTCCAGCTGAGAATTTAGCTTGAGCCTTTCCTAAACCAATGTCTTTGTAGTCCTCGTTACCACTGTCTACAATACGTTTAGCACCCTCTACCATTAAGTCTCCTGATTTATCAGACGACCATGCCCCAGATTTCATAGACTGACTCATAGCGTTAATAAATCTGTCTGGCGATATACCCATATTAGCTAACTGTGGTAGATACTCTTTTACTTCGTCTAAGTCTTCTACCCCTGCTTTATACAGCTTTTGAATGAAGTCTGCTGATTGTGTCACTGTATAGTTGTATTGCTCTCTCATTTGAGCCATGACATCGACTATCTCTGTACCTTCCCAGCTTGTTACATTACTTAATGCCTCGGCATTTTCTGCTACAGGTTGACTGTCCTTAGCTTTGAACCCCCTTTGTTGTGCTCTAAGTTGGTTATTAGCTTGTTCTTCTCCTGTATAACCCTTACCCATAGACTTCGCTATCTCTTTTTGTACTTCCTTAGCTTTTTCTATTGCTCCGTCAGCTAAAGCCCCTACTTTATTCGATACAGCTTGAAACTCTTGACCGATAGAGAACGATAGAGCACCTAAAGCCGTTAAGGGGGCTGTAAAAGCTACAGTTAATTTATCCCCTAAGTTTTGAGCTCCTTCGCTCATAGCATTAAAGCGAGTATCTAAGTCTGTGCGTCCCATTTGCTCTAAGCTGTCTCTAGTAGCATTAGCCTCTTGTGATAGCGTTTCATGCTGTGTAGTGAGTCTACGTAAACTTAATCTAGCTTTATTCGCTTCGTCACTATTTTCACCGAACTCAGCTGATAATTGGCTTACTACACGCTCCTGGGCATTGATAAGTCTATTTGTCTGCTCTACTTGACGCTCTAACCCCTCATACTGACGGGTCATAGCCCCTACTTCGTCCCCAGCTCGTTTTAAAGACCTTACAGCCTCGTCATTAGCTTTATTTGCCTCGTCCATCTCTCTTTTAAGGTCATTAACGCCCTCACTAGCGTAAACCATCTCACGTCTAGTAGTGTTTAACTGTTGTTCATATCGTGCATATGTAGTTACTGACCTATTAATCTGCTCAGCTAGTTTCTGCTCTTGAACAGTACCAGCTTTTCCCTCAGCTATTAACTCGTTTCTGCGTCTTGTTAGTTCGTCTGTTTTTCTACGCTCAGCCTCCATAACATTAGCTAAGTCTTTAGATTTTTGGGAAAGAGCCTCGTAGCTTTTACCAGCGTCACCCAATACAGCCATATTAGCTTTCATTGTGGACTCGGCTAGTTTTATTTGTCTTTTAATGTCATCTAAGGTATTGCCGAATTGTGTACCGTCCATACCCAGCGTAATGACCATGTTACCTATTGGTTGACCGTTAGCCATACTCTTACCAATCCTTTCATAATAAAAGACAGGTAAGATACCTCATAGTACCGTACCTGTCTCAATCTGTTTTATTAGAACATATCGTAGATACTCTCTACGTCTTGCTCTGGGTTCTCTTTTTTATTGATAAGCTCTACATATTTCAGATACTCGTGAATGTCCATATCGTCTATCTCTGTAAGGGACATACCGTCTTGTAAAAGTTGCATATAAAGATTATCAATACTTGATAGAGCTACAGCATGAGTAGCTCCTTCATTTACTTTCCCTTGCCTTCTACCTCTACAGTCATTCCACCCATAATCTGAGATACTACATCTTGAATAGTTGTAAAGAACTCGTCTGTATATAAACCGTCATAGATTGTATCCTCTGTAACCTCTGGGTTATTGAAAGCTAGCACAACTAGGTCTACCATACCGTCAATTAGTTCTAGTTCTGAGCCATTATCTGCCTCAGCCTTAGCAAACATTTCTAAGCCACGTTTTAATACTCGTGCTTTTACTTTGTCTACTGTGTACGTTTTCTCTTTTCCATTTACATCTAAAGTTAGTTTAATCATTTATATGTCTCCTTCGTTGTAGATACTTACTCTCCTATAAGAAGAGCAAGTATTTTAGTTTTAATTTTTAGTAATCAGTTATCTATTAAGGTGTTACAGGTTTAGGAATGAAAACTTTATTCATGAAGTCCTCTAATACGAAACCTTCATTAGACGCTTTGTTTTTTAACTTAACTCGTCCGTCTTTAGCTCGTGCAATAAACTCACCAGATAATTGAGTAGGTTGAATCTCTTCACCTTTATCCTCACGAGTTTTTAATTCGTCACCAGAGAATGTTAATTTACCTTTTAACATTGCCATGTATAGAGCGTCACCGTGTCGGTCACTTGATTCTAAAAGAACAGCTACGTATGGAGGCTCAGTGTCCTTAGTCCATGCGATTGTACCGTCATCGTCTACCTCTAAGCCTAAAATTTCTGGCATAGAGCCTTTTACGTCATCCATATCAACTACAGTAAGTTCTAATTTAGGTGCTGATACACCTTTAGCTGTTACGTGGAAAGGTGCGTTACTAGCGTATGTAGTATTTTGTGGTGCTTCTAAACCAGAGATTTTAGCCTCTACAGCTCCACCTTTACCAGCGTTAAATTCGTAGCGTTTACCTTCTACTGCGTATTCGTTTTCGTCTAATACCTGAATAATTACCTTTTCAAAGCCTTGTGCCATTATGGTCAGTCTCCTTTAAGCTCTTCTGAGCTGTTTATTTTGATTGTTTGTTGTACGTTGTACCTTTTATAAATACGAGGTACATTATTGAAACTTGGGTCATTGTCTAACCCAGATAGTGATAAACCGAACCCTTGAGCCGTTAATACCTTATCTAGCTCTAAATATAAGGACTCAGCCTGTGCTAAATCTTTACACCATACGTCTACCTGTACAGTAGAGCGTAGTGTTAGAGGGATATTACTAGCGTAGTTATCATTCTGTGAATCTAACTCAGTAAATCTAAATATAGGAAGGTTAGACTCTTTAATATCAGTCTCTGGGATAGTGTTTATGTACATACGGTATTTAGAGAATATAGGATGTACTTTGAATAGTTCGTAGACTAATCTCGTTGGTAATTTAAACATTAAAGACCTAACCTCCTACTTATTTCTTGTTGAATAATATCCATTACTTTAGCTTTCATTTCTTGTTCAGTTCGTTGGATAAAGTTTTGAGGTCGTTGATAAATAGTACCTACCTCAACGAAGTGGGCTCTCCACGCTACCTCTTTTGTGAAACCTACTT